TAATGGTTGGGGATTTTTTGACCGAGGAACTGATGGTCATTTACAAATACAAAGAAAATCTAATAATACATCATGGAATCCTGTTTTTACACTTGATAGAAATACTGGATATTTTGGCATAGGAACTGGACTACAAGCAACAACTGGTGTTGGAGGCGCTGGAATACCAGAGAGATTAGTTGTTGATGGCACTATAAGAATTGCTGATGATGCTGGTAGATTACAACTTTATCGTGGTGGTGGAACAGCATACGATTATACAATAGGTAAAGAAGGTAATCATCTAGCAATATCAACAGCAAGTGATGGTACAACATTTAGATATACTCAATTTGGATATCATGCGTCCAACGGAACTTGGAATCCAAAAACTGTTATTAATGGTTTTAATGGAAATGTTGGAGTAGGAACAACCTCGCCAAATACTGTAGCTAGACTAACAATAGCCGGATCAGGAAATACTAGTGCTAGTGCTGGATTAAGTATAGTAAATAGTGGTAGCTCAAATATTCTATATGTACGAGATGATGGCAATATTGGAATCGGAACAAATACCCCAAGCGGACAACTGCACATTATTAGCACTGGCATTGGTGCCATGATTGGGTCATACAATACATGGACAGATGGTGGCAAACTAAGGATTTATAATGATGATAATGATTCTCAACCCCAATCTATAAAATCATTCGTATCCAGAACCGGAGTAGGATTAAATATCGCAGTTAATGGCACAAGCTATACTATTGGTGGCAATGGATCTGGAACCAATATTGGTCTTTATGGATATGCTGATAATGGCTCAGGTAATTATGGATTATATGTTGATGCTGGATATGGTTATTTTAAGAGCAGAGTTGGTATAGGAACAACTAATCCAACCAGCACATTGCAAGTTAGTGGACTAATAACATCTAATAGTGGTAATTTTACTCAATCTTTACAAGTTAATGGTACTGGTGTTAGCATTAGTGGTCATACTCATACATCAAATGATATAACAAACTTCAATAGTAGTGTAAGTGGACTATTACCGGTAGGAACAGCTAATTACTTAAGCAAATTTGGAACCGGAGGTAGCGGACTTGGCAATAGTCTAGTTTTTGATAATGGAACTAGTGTTGGAATTGGTACAGCAACCCCAACCTCTGAGCTTGATGTTGTTGGTAAAATAAAAGTTAATTCTCCGGATAATGGAGAAGTTATTAGAATAGAAGGAAGTGATTTATATGGAAGAGATGTAGGCTTTGCAGTATATAATAATACTGGTCCTAATGCAAATTCTTTTTATTTTAATGACATTTCCGATTATGTTGGTATTGGTCTAAATTACACATCTAGCTATATTCAATCTAGTCTTCCTTTATATATTAATAATAATGTTGGAATAGGAACAAGCTCTCCGGGATCTCCTTTAACAGTATCAACTGCCGATGCTGCCGGAACAATAGGGGGAGCATCTCAAACTCAAATTTTTCAAGTTAATGATGCTAGTGCTAATGACTATGTTAATTTGGGTCATTTTAATTGTGAAAGCAATGTATCTCGCGGTTCATTTATGTTGAGTAATAATGGTACTAACGGAGCTTGGGAAGATAATTGTCTTCAATTTTTTACTCATGGTTCTTCTTATGGGCCTGGATATTATGGAGGTAACGCCTGTGATGCTGGTTGTGCTATAATAGTAACTCAAGGATCAGACATTACTAAATTACAGATAGGAAACTATAACTCTGCACCAATTGAGTTTTTCACCAATAATACATTTCGTGTTAAAATTCATGAAAATGGAAGTGTTGGAATAGGAACAACAATCCCAGCTTCAAAACTACATGTTGTTGGAGACATAAATTGCAATTCAATAAATATTGTATCTGCAACAGGCGTCACCGTATCATCATCGGGTTTAAACAATATTTGGTCTACAACAATATTTATATCTGGTGCTAGATCTTTTACAGCTAAACTTAGTGCATATAATGCAACAAATACTGCCGCTGCTGGATGGAATATTAGAGGATTAGTAAAAAGATTAAATACTGGTAATCCTTCAATTGTAGGAACTAATATAGTTGAAAAATGGAATGATACTGCATTTAATAGTAGCACAGCAAATGTAATAACTTCTGGCACATCTTTAGTAATACAAGTTTCTGGATTTCCAATTTCTTCTACATCTGTAAGAGCAGATATTTCATATACATAAGGAGATACTAAATGAGCATTTTAGACAATAATCAATCACAAATTAATCAATCAATTCAAATATCTAATAATATAAAAAATAGTACTAGGCATACTTTTCAATTTATGAAGGATGCTTTTAATAATGGATCACAAACTTTTTGGAATAATCCACGAGCAACTCCATCAGACATAGCAGAAGCATTAGGAGCTGATGCTAAAGAGATATTTGAATTACATTATGCTCTGGGTCAATTAATTAGTAATATTAAACCAGAAGCTATTAGTAAAGGATTGGCTTTAATTGGTCAATTTACCATGAATGAGGATGGTACAGTAACGATTATAGAGCCAACACTAGAACAGCCACCAAGCGAATAATCACTTGATGGCTGCTCTACTTATTTATAATCACCAATAATTCTACCCTTTTGTGTTCTAACAACAAACCCTCGTCTTACCAAGTAAGGCTCAATGCTATTCTCAATCGTTTCAATAGCGATTCCAGTGAGCGAGGACAGGCTTTTTAAACCTAGTGGCGTTCCTCTTGATTTCTTTAAAGCGTCAAGGTACAGCCTGTCGTATGCGTCCATGCCGTGTGAATCAATACCCTGGCTATTGAAAATTTCATCAACGGTCATGCTCTTATCTTTGTAGTAGGCAATACAATTTTTATACCACTGAAGTCTACCATTTAGAATTCGTGGAGTACCCTTACTTCGTTTGGCAATCTCAATCAAATTATCTTCAGAAACAATTAGTCCGAGCTTTTTGGCGTTTAACCCTGCTAGTTTTGCTAGTTCATCGTCAGTGTAAAAACACAGATGTTCCTTGATTTGAAACCTATCATAAAATGGCTGACTCAAACTACCACCACTTGTAGTAGCACCAACAATAGTAAACAAAGGAAGATCAATAGTTTCCATATTGCCGTCAACCGTCATATTGATTACAAAATCTTCCATTACAGGATAAAGAAATTCTTCAATAATCTTTGAAAGTCTGTGGATTTCATCAATAAATAAAATTGATCGTGGAGCAATACCATTTAAATATGGCAATATGTTTTTAATACTACGAATATTTGCCGCATTAGCAGTATATAGATTCACATTTAATTCATTAGCAATAGCACTCGCTATTGTTGTTTTACCAAGACCCGGTGGCCCATCAATTAAAACATGAGGAAGAACCCCATTATCATCCTTACATCCTGCTACACAAATCTTTAGCCTATCAATCACCCCACCTTGTCCAATAATTTCGTCAAATGATGTTGGTCGAACTTGCGATGCCATTTATTTCTCCAATTAGTTGTTGTCTTTGTCTTTGACCCAAAATACAAAATCGTCAATATCACTATCATATGCAGTATCAACAATTCCTTTATTAACTAGACCATTTAAAATATTGCTTGTCATTCTATCTCCAAGAGATTGCAATATCTTCATGTAAGAATCGTCTGTTATGACATATCTTTTTTCTTTTGTGGTTTTGTGTGTTTGCACTTTTGCTATTGATTTGATAATATTCAATGCTTCCTCATAAGAAAGTATTTTATCTAGTTCTTCTTTATCTTTCTTTGAAAGATCATCTATAGCAGAGTCAATTAAATCTGTTTTATCAGTGTCTGAATTTTCTTCAGATTTTTGTTCATAACTATCAAATACCAGCTTTCTTGAATAGTTTGTAAAATAATCTATATCTTTAATAATAAAATGTTCATTACTCATAAATTCTCCTAATTAAGTATTTCAAATAAACACTCATAGTATCTAGGCTGACTAACAACATACCCAGCATGACTTTGTAGATGTAACTCATATTCTTTCTGTAATTTATTGTAAACAAAATATTTCATTTTCCAAATTCCTTCATTGTATTGATTATTCCCCAAATACAGGGAGGTTTTATCCCCCGCTGTATTGGAGAAGTAATCATTCACAGGTAACGCAATCGGAGAAAATCCATCTGGAAGTAATGGAGTATTATAGTTAGATAGGTTCTTCAACGCATCTTCTATTGCCTCCTTACTTATCCATTTATATTCTATCTTATTAAGCAGACTATCCATATATTTCTTGACCCATTCAGTATCTATCTGAAAGTAGAATTTGTAAGGATCATTATTTTCTGGATCTTTGTCTGTCATTTTCAACCCACACAAAATTTATCACTAATCTGGCTTGCCAAGTCTCTGGCAGCACCAGAAAGGAATCGGTTGTTGCTGAAATACAACGCTGTGGACGCTTGATTGAGGTACTCGACCACCGTTTTTAAAAGTTTGGCCTGCTCCCCACTCAAAACTAAACCACTGTCACCAGCATGAGAAGGCAATACTGGGGACGGATCACCATAAGTCTTTTCAAACTTGTTGTTGTAAGTTTTTGAAAGATCCTCATTATAACTATTTGGAGTCTGATTATAAGACGCCCAAGCACTACTCATAGAATTCTTTTGACCACAATAATCAGAACTGCTATTTGTATAAGTAGCCCTCTGACTATTAAGTTCATTCAGAATCTTTGCAGCAGCATCAACGGTCACTGGAAGTCCAGTAGCATCAGACTTCTTATAGGTTTTTCTCCATTGTTCAAACCAAGCATCACTAGTAGCGTTAGGAACAATAGTTACTGTTGCTGGTTGACCATTTAATGCAGAGATTAAATCTTGAACATTAACGCTCTTACCAGTTGAGCCGTTTAGAATACTGGTAAAGTAAGATGCCTTCTTTTCCCAGCACTTACGCCACCAAGTATAAGGAACTCGGTAAATCTGATTGATCTTGATGGCTCGTGCATCTCCACCAAAGTAATTTACCAGTTTCTTCTGAATACCATTCCATGTGGTTTGATTAATCAGAGTTCGACTTTGATCATCCATAATCCAATAAATCTGATAACCATTACGAGTATCTACTACCCAACTTGGCTTAACAGGAAAATTATTGATCTTGTCAAGAGAGGACTGCTTAAACTTCATAACCTCTTTTGAAGGTAGATAGTTTCCAGCATCATCTCGTCCAGCATCAATATCCACAAAGCAGCAACTGATTGTGTTAATCGCATACTGCTTTCGTCCACCATTAACATAGAAATAAGCATCAGAGTTGCTATTCTCGTTAGCATTACGAACCTCAACAAGATCATTAGTATGCTTCATGCTACTAATTTTTCTGCGAGGATCTCCATTATAACAAAAAATATGACCAGCATTTAGATTAAAAGAATTTAGAAACTGCTCTTGCAGTCCATTCCACGAATTAGCATAACGCTTTTCAGCACTGCTATTAGCCTTATCATACGGATTAAAACCAAGTTCCATCTTAAACATATTTCACCGTTACCTGTAATTGTAAATAACCCAAACCAATATCGGGATAGCAACCTCTACTATCATTAGCGATATAAAATAGCGGGAGAGGAATTGAACCTCTCTCAAATAGCGTTTGTCGAGTTTCCCAACCAGAGGCTATTATCTTAGTCACCAGACTCCACTTTATTTTTTAATCAACCAGGATAAGAGTTGTCAAACTCATCATCCTCATCATCTTCAGCATAAGCCTCTTCGTCATCATCCTCATTCCATCCCCAATCATAGTCATTATCATAATCTTCGTCCTCGTCCTCGTAATCATCCTCACTAAAGACAGACGAATAAAGAGGCTTGAGAAGTTCGCCTTGATACTCTCCGACAACTTCATATCGGCAAGTGCGAAGTTTCTCATAGTTACAATCACTAGGAACACTCACAACATCAGCAGGATTAATCTTAACGATAACAATCTTATCTCCAGATTCAAGACTACCATAACCGGCCACATAATTCAATGCACCAGCATGAAGTCCATTAGAACAACCTCGGCCGCGATCATCGTCAACCTTTGATCGCGTCATTTCGCAAACATTACCAACATGATTATCAAATATTCCGCGATATTTGTCCATATAATCACTTCTGACTGCCTTATAAGCAAGGAAATAACCATCCTCAGTAATAGGCAGATGCTCATGCTCAAGGAAATCATACAGTTCCTTTTGACTCTGCATACTAGGATTTTCCATAAGATTATTCAGGAAATTAACAAGAGGC